CCCTGGTACAATTCACGAAAGTTCCGTCAGCATAACCGGACATAGTGAACCCGTTTACGACAACGGAAACGTCCTGTGGGCTGTATGATTTTGTGGACATAGTTTCCCCCTATTAAATAATGATATTACCAGTAACGACAACTTTGTGAATCGCACCGGCAGCCTGCGCTTTGAACTCAATGTCCGGCAGGACTCGGCCAACCCTGTCTTGCTGGGATACAGTCGCAACGTCCGGAACAATGATTTGGTAAGGGCGATTTTCCGCATCGTCAAGAAGCGGCTGCAAAACACCGGCTGCAATCCCGGCATCCAACTGCGCCCGGATCTCGTTTTCGATTATCGCAACCCCGACATTGGTGTAAGGGATCTTTGGCAGATTGGCCATTTGGGCAAAAATTCTTTCTTCCATCCTGGCTTCCAGCCAATCAACCCCGCGAGTAAGGTCAATGTATCTTCCAGATGCCATTTTTCCCTCACGCGTGATACCAACGCTTGCAACCTCTACATAGATGTTGGCGTTCTTATTAAGAGCTGCGGTTTTCTGCGCCTGGGAAAGTAGCGTTGTCGGAGTCTTGGCAACGCCGACCAATTGCTTGAACATCCATGTCGCTTCGCCTGGCTCATAGCGCCCTAGCATTTCCCCGCCCCATGCGGCTTCTGGGAAAGTGTAGCGAGCAAACACATTGATTGTTCCGCTGCCGGCTCCGTCTGCGGCATCCGTTGCGTAGGTGTAAGTGTCATCGGTTAGCACTGCCACGACAATATTGTTGCCGTTCAGTTCCGCTGGTGTTGCGCCGGATACAGTTATAGGATCGCCAACCCGTAAGCCATGATCGGTTTCCGTGACCGTGGCGACAAGCGAGGAAACAGCGATTGCAACCCCGGCCTGGTCAACACCTGATTGGTGATGCCACATATAGGCAGTGCGATTGTAACCAAGATTTTTCAGAGTGTAGGCAACGTCCGTTGTGCTTGCTGCATCTATAACGTCTGCCTCTTCCGAAGAAGCCAGGAATATCTTGGATACGGTTTCAATGTAAACGGCGGCGGCAAGGATCTCTGCCTTGGTGCGATCCTCAATAATCAGACAGTACCAATCCGCATCTTCATCCGTGATCTTCGCCAGAGTGTCGGCAACGTCCGAATCGCCAGAGTCCCGGCGACCAATCTTTACGACTGCCGGTGGGATTTCTTGTGCGAAGATTGCGTTTGCTGCTTTGTAGGTTTTGGTTGTGGTTGCAAAGTCAACCCCAACTTCGGCCAAAGTTGAATACTCACTTGTTCGCCCGGAGAAAGCGGAATGCTCGTCATCCGGAAGAATCATGGGTACACCAAAACCGGCTGCTGACACTTTCAAATCTTGGATTGTGATTTGAACGTCTATGAATTCTGTTATTTCATTAGCCATTGTTTTCCCCCTAATATCAATTTGTTATCACTTTAAATTGCCCATAATGATTGCCATTATTGACTTTAATCTCGCTGTTTATAGTCGCTTCCTCGACAATCTGAATTTCTTCTGTGGTCGTGGTTACAAAGCGGAATTGGAAATCTTGCTGCGCTCTCTTTTCCCACCTTTGGGCAAGCTGCTCATCAAGGTTTCTCATTTCCGATTTGTCAAAATATGCGATATTATATGATTTGAGCCATTCATTAATCTGGATGGCTTCAACTGATTGGTTAACTTTCATCATTAAAGTAAAGGCATCTTCATCAAGGCAATGCTTTTTCGTGTAGACATTAGTGGACATGGAAATTGGTTGTTGGGATCGGTTGTCAATATAATGTCTGTCATTCGGAGAAGTCCCAACCTCTCGCTGATTTCTTTCAACTTGTCCTGGCGCTTTCGGAAATGAAGTTATGTTCAACATTGCATAAGGCCTGTCCGGTCTTTCTCTCGCTTGGTTCGCCCAAATTACGCGATCCAAGCCGCTTAATTCCTTGAACCAATTATATAGGGTAATGCGAACATCGCCCAAATTAGGAGAGAGGGTCAAGCTCATCTTCTACCTTTACTGCCGATCCTGCCCAAAATTCGCCCTCGGCCCAATAGGCAACCTTTTGGATTTCATAATAATCACAATTTATCTTGATCTTGTCCTTGAGGTAAATTCGTTCAATTGACCAGATGCTTTGCCAATCCAATGCGTTTTGGCCCTCCGGAACATTTCTTAGCTCTCTCTTGCTCATGGGCTGGACAACAGCGGTTATCTTGGGTTTGATTGCCGTATACTTTTCCTTGATCAACCCATTGATATTTTTGTCGCCGCAAAGCCTGTAAATCTGCCAAGGCGCTGCGAAGTTCAATATTGCACTTTCAACCATGTCAAACCAATTTATAGGTTATGGATTGCCGAAGTCTTCCTGTATCAATTAGTGGACGACTTGATTTCTTCTTGGCAATCGTACTTGCCTTGTTTGCTTCAAATGGGCCTAGTACAATTTTAGTCTGTATTGCTCTTGTGACAAATTGACCTAACCGATGAAGCATGTCTGTTTTTGTTATTTGCTTGGATAGTACAAGGGGATAGATTTCTTGTATGAATTCTTTTATTTCCCTTTGTTTTTCAAGAAGTCCATCGCGGATAAATGAACGTTCCGGAATTCTCATATCGCGGTTTCTTCCGGCAACTTCAGTTCCGAATTCATTTGATGCTGCATATATTACCAAGTCAGAACCTTGCTCGCCGAAAACGCCAACATGAATAGCGTTAGGACCAGACTTTGCACTTTGAGGTAGCAAGGGCTTGCCGAACCCTGATTTTTTCATTGAAAAATTGATCATGGCTTAATCACCCTAAATGCGACAAAACAGCCTTTACGTAGGCTCATGTATTGTTGGCCATACAACGTGGTGTCGTATCGACTACCATCCCGCAAACTAGAAGCGGAATAGCTGACAGACACACCGCCAACCGATTTGGACGAAATCGCGCCGGCCACGTTTTTGATCTTCTCGCGGTACATTGTACCCATATGGGCAGCAAGAAACCGCTGCGCCTTTTCTTCGCAGGTTCCCCAAGCGTCTTCTGTGACACAATCAATTACGTCCTCAAGAATTATATCCTTGGTTGCGCTTGGTAGAACTTCCAACTCTGGCGCAATGGCCAGGATCCTCGGCCATGTCGTATCTGCCATTTACTTCTTACCGTTTTTCTTCGATTTCCATTCTTCTTCAAGCTTGGCAATCTGTAGTTCTATTTTCTTCAACACCACTTTCCTGGGCTTTGACCGTGCATTTTCCTGCTTTTCACATTCCTTAAGCTCGGTAACGTTCATGGTGTTTACAACCAGTTCCTCGGCTTCCCTGGTATTCAACTCGCCCAAGTCAACCTTTTTGTCACCGTCCTTGAATATTTTTATTGTTCCCTCTGCGCGAAAGATTTCCAGATAATCCGAAAAGTATTTTTCAAGTTCGGCGTACTTTTCCTTGGAGATTACATTTTTTCCAGGCGCAAAAGTGACTGTGCCAGATTTAAGCGGAAATGATTGGAAGTTTGCTTTTTCATATATAATTATCATATCTTTCCCCATACTTTTAAGCTGGGAACCTGGTTGCGAGGCATAAGTCAA